CCACCGTCGCCAAGCGGCAGGGCGATGCAACCTTGATCGCGTTGTCGTAAATCTGAAAGTACTGGCTGCTGTAATCCACCAGCGGGTTCGTGCCGTTGCCGAGAGAAATCTTATCGTCGTTCCAAAACCCGGCATTTTTCAACTCCCGATACCGCACGATCTGCCAGTAGCCGCCGAACTGGCATCCGGTGTCGGTGTTGATCGTGTAGAGAGGATGAGCCAGGTCGCGGTAAACTCGGTTCGGCTTGGGGATGTCGTAGCGCAGCCCTTCCTTCACAATCTCGTCCACCGCGTCGCCCACCCTCACTTTCGGTTCGCCAATGTCGCCGACCACAGACTCCAGTGCATCTTTGACCGTCGCCGCCCGCTGCTGCTCCTCCGTGTGCCACTCCTCCTTGATGAAGGCAATGGCAAATGAGTAGGCCAGCATCTTGTGGACGGCTTGCTTGAAAACCTCGAAGTAACCGTACTGATCGCTCATCACCTGCACCCGGTCGGTGAGCACCTCGCATTTCGTGCGGTTGACCATTGTGAGCTTTGCCGGCTCGTACTTGTGGAAGGGATTGGCCCGACGGTCGTTCGTAATCTTTGCCCAGCGCGCCTTCAGATACGAACTGCACAGCCCGACGAGGATGACGAAGTTCTCCTCGTTCACCGCATACTGGTCCTTGCCGTCCTTGTCCTTGGTGACGGTGATGCAGTTGCCGAGGTCCAGTCCGCGCATGATGTCGCAGCAACCCTTGAGGTCGCCGCCTTCGAGAGCGCCAAAGAGCCGTGGATAAAACTGTCGGAACGGCGTGTCGAGAGCCTTGTCCACCGCGTACACCCATTGCCAGTCGGCCAGATTGCGGCTCATCCCTTCCTGGACGCGCGAGCGGATGCGATTAAGAAGCGCCGCGACCATTTCCTGTTCGGCGGCGGTGCCGGTGCGTTGAGTGGCATCGGCGGCAAAGCGTCCCTTGAGAAAGTCGCTGTCGCATTTGACGAGATCGAGGTCAACCACGCCCGGACTTTAGGCTTGTGAAAAGCGACACGCAAGCGGATATTACAGCGAAATGCCTGACCTGTGGGCTCCTGACCTCAACGCCAACAAGCACGGCCTGCAATGGGACGTGTTCAACTCCAAGGCTCGTTTTCTCCTGGTGGAAGGCCCGCGCTACTCGGCCAAAACATGGGCCGTCTTGCACCGGATCATCCGCCACCTTTACGACACCCCTGCCGCCAGCTTCGCCATGTTCGCGCCCACGATTAAAAACTCCAAGGAAGGCGGAACGTGGCAATCCCTCCATCGCGTGACCATCCCCGAATGGATCAACGCCGGCATCGGCTTCAATTACACCAGCCTCAACAACGACGGCAAGCCCGGCTGGAAGGTCATCGGCGACACCCGCACACCCTACTTTTCCATCCGCAACCGCTACGGCGGCCAGTCTGAGTGCCGCCTGTTCTCGCTCGATCACGTTCCCGATGTCGTGGACAAGGTAAAGTCTCAGGAGTTCAGCGGCATCTATTTCCCCGAATTGATGACGTTCGACAAGGAGGACTCCGACCGCATCGTACTCTCNACCACCCAGGCGTGTCTCCGTATGCCGCACCTGCGTTACGAGGATCACCTGTGGATCGCCGACACCAACCCATCGCCCCGCGGGCCGGACTCGTGGATTTACAAAACGTGGTTCGTCGAGCCGAAGCAGACCTACGAGGAATACGCCCACCTCTGCGAAGCCGACGGCTACGATCCGATGACGGCTGAGGATTGGCGGAAAACGATGTCCGAGCGCCAGGTCATCACCATGATTCCAGAGGACAATCTGCGTCTGGACCCCCGCCTGCTCCTACAACTCAAGCAGCATTGCCAGCACGATCCCGGACTTTACGCGCGCGATGTCATGGGCAAATGGATCTGGGGAGACGGCGACCAGTCGCGGCACTTCCGGTCGTTTTTCAAGCCCGACATTCACGTCCGAGGCAACATTGAGTTCGCCTCCGAGGAGGATTACGAGGTCATCAAGCCGTCGCGCGGCTCGGTGGATTTGGTAACGGGGTTTGACACGGGAGACACCAACCATGCTGCCGTCATCCTCGACCGCCTCTACATCGGCGACCGCAAACACTTCAACGTGCTAGAAGAATTGGAGAGCATCGGCAAGTCCGGCAGGATGGAGAACTTCGCAGATCGGAAGGGTGATTGGGTGAGCATTGAGGATTTCACCATCGCCTTCATGGGGCTTATCGAGGACATCGAGGCCGACGCCGGCCGAAAGTTCGATTTGGAACCCGCCTACTCCGACTCGTCAGCTTTGGAAAAATACAGTGCTGCCGGCAACACCTACACCGCCCTCGAAATCCTCGCGGCGTCCAAGGGGCGTCTAACCGTCATCGGTGTGCCTAAGCCAAACGGTTCGGTTCACGCTCGGATCAACCTTGTCAAAAAGCTGCTTTCCCAGGGCAGGCTACGGGTGAGCGCCCAATGCGTCGCCGTCCAGCGCATGTTTCGCGATTTGAAAAAAGGCGCTGGCCGGCTGAACTTCGTCGTCAACGACGAAAACAAGCACATCTTCGACGCCTTGAGCTACCCGTTGATCGCCGAGTGCGCCGAGGAAATCGTCACGCAGGAGGACCGGATGAACGTCGGACGGCGAAAGAACGGCGGTGGCGCCATTCACCTGTGAGTGAACCGGCAGCCGTCGCCGAACCCGCGCCCGGCAAAGCCCTCCTCGCCTTGGTCGCGATTCAGGCCGAAGGATTCTTCCGGCTGCCGAAAGCCTTTTCCAGACGGTCGAACTCCCGACGCTGGGGCGGCGTGAGAAACCTCTGATAGACCAGTTTCCGACGCCGAAGGAAATCCCGCTGCGACGACTGACTCAGCAGATTAACTCCACACGCGAGGCTGAAACGGTGGATGTTCTCGCCGAGGACGCGATTCCAGTTGCCCTGTTCCTTGATCTTGGCGCATCCCGCTCGGCTGATGCCTGATACCGCGGCAATGTCCCGAATGGACATCGGCCGCGTCCCGTGTTTCTTGCGCGACAGCCAGCGGCAGATCCACGGAGGGCAGCGGTTGAACAACGGCAGCCAGTGGCGTTCGTCTGATTTCATCTCCAAAACTGCAATTTCGAGTTCACGGACAGCCAAAGTAGCCTCCGGTTATTTTCCGTCCAGACAAATTTGTGTTGACGACAACTCCGCATCTGTTATCGTCCACTCGTGCAGCGTAGATTCCCTTTGGCCCCGCCGATGGACCGGCCCTCCGGTCGCCTCTCATCTTACGAGACGCTGCACGCATCGGCGCGGGCCTCTCTTGTTTTAGACTCTCAGGGAGCCACACCCCGCCGCAGGCATCCGGCGGGCAACTTGAACCAAAGGTAAGTTGTGAGTATGCAAACTGAAATGCTGGACCAGATCGAACCTCGCCGGCTGCCCTCGATGAAGCCGACCACATACGAGTGGTTCGTGATCGTCACGGTGCTATTCCTTGGCGCCGTGATCGTGCTGCAATACGCCGAACTGGAGCGCACGCGACGCGACCGCCGCGAGTTGGCCAATGAAAACGCGCAGTTGCACAGGCTCGTTGGAGTGATGACTCGCCAGCAGAAAGGAACCCCGTGAAAAAGTATCGCTTCCTGTTCATCGCCTGTTGCGCGGCCCTCGTGTTGCCGCCTCCGATTGTAATGTCCATCCGAAGCACGCCGCCTGATCCGCTCGTCTCCGTTGTTTGGGTTGTCCAGGTGTTGGCCGTTGCCGGCTTCATTGCCTGTGCTGTCGCGGCGAAGAAAGGTGAGCTATGAAACGCATCACTGCCCTACTGACCTCCGCCGCCCATCGCATCCTCTTGCTTCATCGCCAGCCCTATCGAGTCGTAGCACTCCTTGATTTGGCGTGGGCTGTATGGCGGGTCGAGTATTATCAGGTCTGCCCTCACGCCCCGGTGGACGAGCATGGATAGAAAGTCTTCGGCGTCCATGTGCCACTCCGCTGCGGTTGCAGGGTTCAGGTCATTCGTATAGGTCGCCCATCTCTTGTTCCGGGCGTATGGGTCTATCGAACATTTGCTGTGCTTTAGACGCCACTTCACAAAGTCTGCGATCACTGGAATATCGAACGTGTCGGAGCTAGGCATGGCCCACGCGCGCCGCATAACAAGCCGGCTGCAAGCGACTGCGGGAGCGCCGGGCAGCATGATGTCGTTTTCCGCGTTCATGGTTTCAGTGCTCAGGCCGCAGCGCCTGAGCCGGGTCGTTTTAGCAGGCTCAGCGGCGCGCATCTGGTCATCTATGGTTTGGCGACAGGTTGCGTATAGGCAGCCGTCCATCGTTTCAAAGCGTATGTGCGATTCTTTGAGTAGCCAGTCGAGGCGGGCTTTATCTTTCAGCATCTCGGCGGATTTGTGCATCTCTTGGAATCTTAGCAGGGCTTTTGTGTCCGAGAGTTCCTGTTTGAGCCTGCTAACCATGCACTTCCGCGAACCCGGCATTGCGTCTTTAGCTCGTTTCATAAGGCTTAGGTTAGCCCAGCGCCCGGTGTGCCGGGTCGCTTCGCTTGATCGTTCTGTGTAATTAAATCTCAG